TCTTCTCTTCTAACATCTTCTTTCTNAGGTCNAGGTCNGTCAANTCCTTGAAATAGGGTTGNGAAGAAATCCANGCAAACAACAATAGCGACATAACNAAGTCATCATAGCAACCTACATCAGCCTCATATGAACCTGCCTTTGAAATAAAGGAACTCAACTCAGATATGGTATCGAAGTCATTAACAATCAGCTTTTGGTCTTCAATGAGGTCTTTGAGCATTGAACATCCAATTTGCTTCACCTTCTTCGACATGGTTAGACCAATATCTGTAGTCCCCTTGCCAAACCCACCATCAAATACTTGCCCTGCTCTCCCCCGAGTGGTAATTAATACCATATTTTCATATTCAATGTCACCATGAAGGATGTCAGCCACCTGTTTTCCTATTCCATTGGTTTCAACCAAAACATAGGCTTGATTATATCTTTCGGCAACGGTTGATATTACATTTGGATATAATAGGGGAGTAATTCCAGAGTTTCTATACTTGGCAACCTGTCTATATGGAAATTCTGTGGTGTCTATAATAGAAAATGCAGAGTAATCTAGATTTTCCCCGTGAGAAACATCAACTGTCATCACATACATGTGATCTTCAATGGGGTCTTCATAGATATCCAGTTGATTTTTCTGGTCAATCGGAGTCTTGAACACAAGATTCTTCAAGACACTACCTGAAATGAGTGTATTCAGACCACCGACGAACTCACCTTCAAATTCCTGTGCCCATCGTTCCTTTCCGATGTTTCGGATTGTCTCCTTCTTCCAATCATCATCTCTTCCGGGGACATCTTTCCAATGAACTTCAACGGGAACATAATTATTCTTCTTATCCTTGGCATCTTCCCACATCTTATAGAAGTGATTTAATCCATTAGGAGTAGAAACTACCACAATCTTGGTAGATGTACCAGATGAAATCGTAGGATAGACAGATGCCATGAACTCATCGGCAATATTAGGTGGAACGAATGCAAACTCGTCCAGAAGAATCATGTTATATGAACCACCACGAATGGCTGAACTGGAAGTGGATGCCGCAATCACCTTGGAACCGTTTTCAATTTCAAGATTACCCTTATTCCAAACCATCACACCCTGCTGTAGAAACTTGGGGAGGTTTTCATATGCCAGTTGTAATCTGCTCAGAATATCCCGTGCCAATGAACCTTTATTTGCAAGGATGGCAATGTTGACGGATTCGTTGAACAGGATGTACCAGAGGAAATACGAAACAACCGTGGTAGATTTGCCTACCTGTCGAGGTGTGCAGAAAATAGAGAAGCGATTGTCATGAATCGTCTTGACCATTGTTTTCTGAAAATCATAAAGGTTGAATGGAACCAACCCGTGGTCTACATGCACAACCTTAATATAGTTTTCAATAAAATACTTAGGGTCTTTGGCACACTTGAGATATTCTTCAAGTTCATCTTCAGTATAGTCATGGGGAATACCAACAGGTTTTAATAGTGGGTTTCCTAGATAAGCGGTTTGGTCATCACTCATTTAACTTTTTAAAATCCTTTGTCTTTTGGTTCTCATGCCCCTGACTCCGAAGAAACTTCTGAAGTTCATTCGTTGACCCAACAAAGATTGCATTCTGAGTGACCTTCTTGGCACTCTCTTCATTCTTAATTTTCTTCATGTCTTTCTGAAGGTCTATCAAGTCCTTGTTGGTTTCGGCAAGCTGGCGCATGATTTGACCAAAGACTTCCCATGCCCGTGGATGGTCTGAGTCCTTGGCAAGTTCAAGAATTCCATCAAGTGCCGAACCACCCTTCTCAATAATATCCTGAAGATTGTTTCTGACATATTCATAATCCTCATCTTGATGATCTTCCCGCATCACATCAAGCGATTGCTTTGTGAGTTCAATTAATTTATCGTCCATGATATTAACTTCCTAATATATTTGTAATGTCTGTTGCTATTCCAAAGGTATTACTTGCATTAATCTGGTTGACCGGAACACTTGCGAGCGCATTGGTTGTTGGTGAGCCGTTGGCAAACATAGCAGGCTGAATTGTAATTTGGTCATACGAATTCGCAGAAGTGTTTGCAGTTGGATACAGATTTATATATGCCTTATTAATGATGCCAGTATCGCCAATGTACCCAAAGAGGTTCCCCTTTAATGTAAAATCAAGAGTCCAAATAATAACTCTTCGTTCATCATAGCCTCCCTCATAATTATCATCAGTAACAACAGAGTTCAATATAAGAGGAATGTCCATATTCAATCCCAAGCCAGTTGTACTCTTTAGTGAAACAGTAAACTCGGGTGTGAAATAGGGAAGTATCTGTTCGATAATGTGAGTTCCATCTTCAATGTTTGATATATACACGCTAAGTTGGAATTGAAAATCATATGGAACTGGCGTATAAGAAGAAAAGATTCCCGTATTGGATGTGGCAATTGACTTTGCTCGATGCATACGATTCATCGTATTTAATTTGCGCTCTGTAGAATACGTCATTCCAATCATCTCAAAGGACATTCTTGGAAGAGTCATTGAAACAGGTCGGTCGAGGTTTAGATCACCATTGATTCGTTCAATGAATCTCTGCCTCGGTGCATATGCCAAGGGAACTGCAATGGTGTCTGCATCTTCCCCGCTTGCTGCCCTGCGATTGATTTTAAGATTATTAAACAGAGTCCCAAACGAAATTACATAATCTCTGATTGTCCCATGTGAAAATGTATTAGTAAACATGATTTAGAAATCTCCAAAAGGATTGTTTTCAGAGAAGTCCAAAATACTGTCTGATTCGGTTTCAATGAATGTATTGTCTACCCACGTTGTGCCTGTATTTGCATTAAACGATGGCATAGTATTTCCATATGCATATGTAGTTCCAATGACATCAATTTCATCAACTCCAGTATCAATCGTTTGATTATTATAAGCAAAGAGTTCGCATCGAAGGTCATATACCGGAAGAGTCCCAGCAGTGTAGAATACCGATTCATGCTCCACAAATTGAATCTCAAACAACTTCTTGTTCAGTGGCAAATAAATCAAGTCACCTTCGCGGGGTCGGGCAAACTCGGAGGTAGTTGTATCTGATAATACTTCATTGGCTTCCAACTGTTGAAATCTTTTAATAGCGACAGTAAAGGTAATCTGGTCACGAATGTCCAAACCAAACTTAGAGAGGAACTCGCCTTCGCCTTCAAACCCTTCGACATTTTTAATATACATCTCGATATTAAATGCCTGATTGAAGCTGGAGAGTGTGTCCTCTTTGTATAACTGGTCTGAGCTTGCAGATGTTCTACGGGGAACCCAATACACATCCATCCCATAGAACTTAATACTCTCTATGATTAAATCATGAACGAGATTCTGTTCGGGATTGCTTTCAAAATTATTGACATAGATATTTGTGGGCATGATTAAGTTACCCCACTAAGAAGTCAACAGGAAGCTCATAAGAAAGAGACATTTGCTCTTTCAATCTTTCAATTTCAGTTCGTGCATCTTCAAGAATTGCCCTACCATTTAAGGTGACACCACCGGGAAGCTGCACACCTTCAAACTTACTTAAATTCATTCCCCATTGTTCCTTGATAAGTGCTGTGGTATAATCTTTCAAGAATGAATTTCCCCATAATTCTGATGCATCACCCACTTTTTGATGTGTCTCAAGAACAATATAGTCTCCAGCTTGAACATCAGTTCCCCAAGCCCAATCAATGTAGACTTTGTTTGTTGCGCGATTAAATCTAATATTACTCATTCCACTAATTAAATCTTGAACCATATTAAGATGTGAAAGTCTCATCCAATAGTTTGACATCTCGCGAACACCACGGGTGCTATAGGTTGCAATATCATTAAATGCCATTTGATAACGAACAGAAAACATATTGGTAGTTTGCCCGCTGCTCGCGAGCATTCGACTAATGCCAATAATTGAGTTGTTTTGAGCATCTGTCAAAGTCAGATACTTATTTGTAATATCGGTTGAGGTGACTTCATGTGTCTCAAGCAATTTTTCAGTTCCATCAAAATGATATTCTTGCCAAAAACGCAGAGCATCGTCAATTCGATCTTCCATTTGAAAGTCATCAATGTTGACTTCAATTACTGGATGACCCAATTTTCTTAGACAATAATCTTTAAGTTCTTCTCTGTTTGCTGGTACTGCCATTTAAATTAATGCTCCCTAGTTATAATTGGAAGAGCCATCTCCACCTGTGGAATTTGTGGTATACATTGAACCAACCTCTACGGATGGAGTTACTGTTGCGATTCCCTCTAACACCCTTGTCTTGATTGGAAGAGTACCATTCTTGTCTGTAACCACAATTTCATACAAATATCTTCCACTCTTTACTCCCGAGGTGATAATGTTATTAGCTTTCAATGTTATAGTATCATCAGCTATAGTGATTGATGTATTAAATGTAAGTGCAGAATCTGTATGCAGAGAACTCTTTCTCATCTGTGCATTTGCATGATGATTTGCATCAAGTCCCAGCTTTGTTGTTGCACTTGGGCTACTGAATACAGTGAATGTCTGCGAATAGTCTGAGCCTTGGTCTATTGTGATGTTTTTGGTTCTGCTTGCCATTTATACAAAATCTCCCTATATTATTTAGGTAAAGGATTCTTTTCCTTGGCATTTTTGACCTTATGATACCATGTATTCTTGTCTTTTTTATTTATTTTGATTCTTCCCTCATCCATATCATGCCACAACATGTCCAACTGGTCTGCCATACTGCCATATGCCATGAGTCTGGCTTGGAGTTTTTCCTGCTTTTCCCGCATTTCCTTCATTTCTTTTTGATGTTGCTCTTGACGTTCTTTGAGATCTTTTGCATTTCTCTTTTGCTCGGCAATCATCTCTTTTGTCAGTGCAGTATCGGTGTTATCTTTTTGAAATTTCATGGCTATTCCTCTACAATAGGAAGGTGATATGTTTTTGAATTGTGTCCATATTCCTGAATGGTATACTTAATCATATTTTCTTTTGAATTTGTGGATATCTGATTCGCAGTAAATTCTAGAGTGGTATCAAACTCATTTGGAATAAATACAACATCTCCCTTGCTGTCATGAATAATTACGGCAGTTCCAACTTTCAAATTGGACACAATAACTTCATGGGTTCCATTTGCAACCACTTTGGTGTCTGTACAGACAATATAGTCTTCAATGTCTTGAATTTTTTCAATTCCTTCAGTTTGCTGTGTGACTGTGTTCACAGTAACATAGGTTCCGATAATAGAAAGACCAGAGGAGTCTATATGATTACATATTCCTCGCGATTTCAAATTTGAAATCTGTTGTGGTGTGGGATTGTCTATGGTATATGATATTTTCCCTGTTGCCTTATCATATGCATATAGAGTTTTCATGTTATAAATGTCTCCTTTGTATCATTATTTATGTCAAGTTCCTTGATACGTCTTGGTTTCGTTTTGAACTATAGAAACTCCAGATTCATGATTTCTGGTAACTGTTCCGGGGTTGGTATGTTCATATAATGATGGCGCTCTTCCATAAATTGTTTTGGAGCTTTCGTTTCTGATATAAACCTTTCCTTGATATGGTCCCCCTGTAGAATCACTCACAAGATATCCAGCCAAGCCGCCTCTGTATTGTGTGGGTTCTGGAACGTATAGACCAGCCTCATTCGTGCCATAGAAAGTTCCAAGAGGATTTCCTTGTTGTGAATTTCCATGATGTCCTGCTGCCCCTCCATCCGAGCCATTCGCTTGTTTATAGTGCTTATTATCACCGAAAATGGGGTCGGGCACCGTAATTAGCGCGCCGGATATGGTATTTGCTGCGGTCGTAGTCTTTCCAACTCCCCCTCCACCACCACCACCACCCGAAGCAAATATTGCATCGGGTCCGACATTGGATTTATTTATGATGTCAATAACAGGAAGAACTGAACCCGTTATTACTCTAATCGCATCACCCCCGTCCCCGCCCTCTTCCGGCTCGGCTCTAAAAAAACCATAAAGAGCACTAGCACTAAGGCTATAATAGTCTGATGCTGCTTCCCCGCCCGAAGGTTGTATCTCATATCCAGAGTGGGGGTTTTGCTTGTTTATAAAAGTTCGTGTGGACGCAGTAAGCGATTCACCCGTTTTGCCTTTTTGGGTTTCGTTACCTGCTGGAGCGAGGCCTGAACCCAAAACCTGCCCATAACCAGTTCCGCCCATACCTACTCCATTATGGGAACCTATACTTTGCGATTGAAATCCACCACTTCCGCCTCCTGCTCCTCCACCACCACCATTGTATTGGTCTGGAGTCCCAGAGAAAAAGGAACTCGTCACAGAACCTCTTCCACCACTTCCACCACCACCCATAACATATCCAGAATTTTCAATTGTTAAAGTCAAATTCTTATTATTTTCAAAAATAAATTCCTTGTCGCTCAAATCAAATGTCATTGCTGGGGCAGGAGTTCCTTCGGGAGTAGGCAATGTAAACCCACCAACAACTCTGGTGCCCAATACAAAATCCTCTGAACCAATATATACAAAATCTCCATCTGGGGCTGAGCTTATAGAAGAATCATGAACAGAGGGTATCTTAAATATAATATTCAAATTTCCATATATTCGTTCTTGTGGGTCAGAGTAATCTCTATTTAGATAAAATGGGTCTGTTGCGGAATCACCTTTCGTTCCCACAAAGTCTTCAGGGAAAGATAAATTATAATACCTTTTGTCTGGAAGGATATGATCGAAGTTGGGTGGATCATCAAATTTACTGGTATTTTGTAAATCTCCACCAAATTCAGTTGACCTCATGTCAATTGTAATCGTTTCCGGTGTTTGTTTTTCATGAGCAAACAATCCCTGCCCATGATTGTATATCACATAAGAACAATAGAAGGTGTCCCAACAATCATCTGTCTTCAGTGCAGTCTTT